TGGCGGTGGTGTCCATCGCGTTGTATACCGCGACATCGGTGGAGGTCACCGGGATGGCGTTCAATGGTTGGTTGAACTCCCCACGGAGCTTCCGCACCTGGGAGGCGGCGGCGTCGATCTCGTCGGCATTGGTCATGGTGACCTGGGCCTCGTCAACCAATCGCCGGAAGGTATCCATCTCGCCCTGATCCATGGCCGTCTGGGCCTGGTCAAGCAATGCGCCGGCTTGGCTTCTCAGTTCTTTCGTATCCAATTTATATCTCCTGTTATCTGTTTGTTTGCAATTCAAGGCGCATCCGGGCGAGGCGTAACCGCTGGCTTGCCGTGTCCGAGGCGGTTATCAATGGCACAAGGCCGAGCATAACCGTGTCAGAGGCGGCGCCAACTGGATCGTCCGACATGGACTCGCTGGCTGGTTCGAACAAGATGCCGTCGTGGGCGCGGCAGAACGACCGGGCCTCGGTCTCTGACCATTCCTCGACTGGCATCCGGTAAGACGTTAGTGACCAATCTCCGGACTCCGCATGGCGTCCGAAAAGTATCTCCACCGACTTGCCGTCAAAGTCCCCGTCCTCGATGGTCTCGGAGGATGTCCGGAAGCGGTCGAAGGCGTCCGGCTCCAGGATGCGGCAAGCGTGGAAGTTTGGATAAGGCTTGACCTCCGGGTCCGGGGCCGCGTACCGGCTCCCCTCCGCGGCGGTCTCATATGCCGAATGGGTCGAGCAGGGCATCCAGACGGACTCCCCGTCCACCTCCATCCGGTGGGCGCCGGAGCATCCCAATGCGTCGGCCCTGGACTCGGCTTCCTCCCTGGTGGAGTAGGTGTCCGGGGCTTTGACGGTCGCCGACTTGGCGGCGATGGTTGACGTTGAAGGCGAGGCGCCGCGGATGACCGCGGAGACCTCCACCCAGTCCAGGTCGAGGATTCGCCGGGTTGTCTCTTTCCCGGCCCGGTCATAGACGACCGCGTCACCGGCTGGGAGGTTGAAGCCCACCGACCATTCCCGGATATATTCGCCGGCGATGTTGGAATAGGCTTCCTGACCGGCCTGGGTCTCCATGTTTAATTGCATCCGGGTATATAGGCGATGCTCGTCCGCGGCGCCGGTTGGCTCGGACTGGGCGAATAAGACCTTCCCCACCAACTTGCTCTGGTCGTGTCCGGCCAGGACCGGGATGGGGAGGTTGGACTTGATGGAGGCGTTGAATGCTGCCGGGTCGATGATGTCCCCGTCCGCGTCCCGGACTCCCATCGTGTTGACGTATGCCTCGACGATACCGGCGCGCTCATCTAAAACTTTGGCGTCCGAGATATAGAACTTGTTGATCATGCGGTCTCCTCCGGCTTGTAGTTCCGGGGCATCGGTTGCCAGTTCAGCGTCCCGTTGGGATGGTCATCGATGTTCGCGGCGTCCTCCACGGTATATACCTGGCCGTGACGCTCGGCGCATGTCCGGCCATACGGGTCGCCAGGGTCGATGTAGTTGTCGTCCGGGTCGCCGTCTATATCGTCGGCGCGGACGTAATTAAAGCCCTGTTCTTTGAAGAAGCCGACACTCGTCAGATTTTGCGTCCTCATTACTTCCGTTCTGGCAATCGTGCGGGCGCGGTTCTCGGTCTCGGTCAGGATGGACCGGAGGCCAGGGAATGGAGGGTCGGCGGTCGGGACTCCCCGCGCCAGTTGCGCGATGGAGTAGCCATTCTCCAGGGCGATGGTCACGCCCCGCTGGATGGCCCGGTTGGTCGTCCGGTGGATTATCGCCGCCCTGGCCGGCGCCTGGACGAGGACTGACTGCACGAAGGGCAGTTGCTCCGTCCACTCCAGAGTCCCGGCGAGGCCGGTGGCGTTGATTTGGGCGACCGTTTTCTCGCTCATCCGCTTCATGGCTTGCTCGATGATGGCCTGAAGGTCGGGTATCGCTTCTGTGAAGTCCAACCGGGCGCGATCAAAGTCCGGTGGAAAGTCCTTGGAGTCGGAGCTGGTCCGCTCCATCCACCGTCCCAGGATGCCGTCCACCCGGTTGCGGAGTCCGCGGAAGTGCCGCTGGACCCGCTTTGCCATCTGGTCGGTCTCCTCCTCCCGGTCCTCCAGGAGTTGGCGGCGTAATATCCCGGCCCGTCTCGCTACCCTCGGCGCCTTCAAGGCCGGGAGGTCGTCCCATTCCTTGAGCGTCCCGACCGGCAACGACTCCTCCACCGGAGCGGCGCCAACGGCGACCGGGGCCGGTGTACCCTCGGCCACCTCAAAGATGGCCGATGGGATACGCCGGATCGCTCCGCCCAAGATAGCTACCAGGCCGAGTTGTTCCCTGGCTTCGTTCAAGGTCAGGATGCCGCCAGCGAATAAGCCGGTCACCCTGGAGGTCATCGCCTCGCGGTCGTCAAGACCGGAGCGCATCTCGGCCCAGTCCACGGTCAAGGTCTCGTTGCCGGGATAATCGTCAAACAGATTCCGGTTCAGATGCCGGAGGATTCTGCTGACCATCGGCTCCAGTGTCTCGGAGTGGAAGGCCATCCGGGCCTCGCGGTAGTTGGAATAAGTGCTTCGTTGGAGTCCGACGTTGGCCCCGACCAAAATCGCTGGCACTCCAAAAACGGCGCATATGCGGCTCTCGGTGAGATTGTGGAGTTCCGGGAGCGCCATGTCCTTCGGAGCGTTCGCCATCGGCTGATACTCGGCGTCCTCGTCCAGGATGGCGATGCGGTGGAAGTTGTTCCGTCCGCCAAACTGGGACCGCCAACGGGACCGGATGGTGGCGGCTTCCTCCTGGGTATTGAGGCGCCGCTTGAGTTTCAATAGACCGGACGGGACGCCGGCATTCTGAAAATAGGTTTTCGCAAAATCCGTCATGTTCAGATCGAGGTTGACGTTCCGCGCCAAGACCTGGAGGGGAGACAAGCCGTACAGGTCGCCGCCGGGATTCGGCAGCGCCAGATGACAGATGTCCTCCCGCGGGATGGAGTAGTCCTTGCCGCCGACCGTGTAAATATATCCCTCGGCGCCGTGGTCCCCGCCTATGATCCGGACCCTGTCGGGCCTGAGATGGTAGAGCGCGGACACCTTGCCGCTCCGGTTGCGTTCCTTGAGCGTGTAGGTATTCCCGGCGACCATCAGATAGGTCACCAGGGTCTCGACGAAGGAATACCAGTCGCTGGTCGGGTTGGGCTTGGAGGTCAGGTCGTGGAGGAGGCCGGAGGTTATCTCGACGGAGCCGCCGCCGGTGGCGGGAGCCTGGACGAAATATCTTGGACTGGCCGCTGAGACCGCCAGCTCACGGATGCAAGCGTGGACGATCTCAGACTTGGCGTATCCCTCGGTCGCGAAAGACTCAAAGCTGGCGTCCGGGTAGGTCGCCTGTCCAACATCATAATTGAGCGGAACGGCGACTGCTACGTCACCCGGTTCTTGCTTGCGGAGGAAGTCCCAGAAAGACAAAAGTGACCTCCACCGGCTTCGGGCGAAATCGCCTCGGACACTTGCCGGATAAGGCCACTGGGGATAAATCTAGCACATGGGTTCTGATGCCGTCAACCTTCTGGGATGGTAGGGCTTGACCCGCTTGGTGTGGCCGGTGCAATACATCAGCCCGTCCTCGTATCGGTAAGACAACAGCCGCCCGTCCCGGACGATGGTGTAGGTCACGCCGGGAGTAGCGATGGCGTTACGCCTTGCCCACCGCCGGCCAGCCTTCCAGTCCTTGGTCTTGACGGTTAATCCCATTACTCCGCCTCGTTCCGGGTCTTACATCGGGCGCAGATGATGACCGTCCCCCGCTCGGCCTTCTCGGCCAGGAGCTTCCCGCAGAGGTTGCACCGGAGTTCCTTGGTCAATCGTCCCCTTGCTCCCGGATGAATTGAGCGCATATACCCAGGAGGGCGGACGCCATCGATAGGATCGCCAGAGTGGCCGCGTCTTGGTTTCCCTCTGCCATATCCTCTGCCGCATCCAACCATACCCGACCGATCTGGAAGTATTGCTCCGGAGTCTTTGGTCCCTCGGATGTCATGGACTCCTCCATCACCACACTCCAACGCCCGGACCCGGCGCCGCGTAGCACATCGCCAGGGCGTCGGCATCGTCGGGACTCCCGCCCGTTGACCGTTTCTTGAAGTCATCCTTGCTCTCCAGCTTGATGCGCCGGTCTCCCTGGACGGTGTACCGCCGCGCCGATAGCTGGGCGATAACCGCCGGGTTGTCATCGATGTCGATGGTCCCGTCCCGGAAGGCTTGGCCCAGTTCCAGCCACGCCTCGGCGATGGCGTTGACGTAACGGTCAGACCTCCGCGCCTTCTCCCCGCCGTTGAACGGGACGATCCTAACTCGTCCCCCAGCCACCCCTTCCTCGTTCAACCTATCGGTCACGCCGCCGCCGACGCCGGTGTCGTCCACGATTATCGCGGTCACTTCCGGGTCGTCCTCGGCCATCATCTTGAGATGTCCGGCGACCTGTTGGGTATCCCGGCCTTGAGACTTCCAGACCAACCGGCAGACGTTGCCCTGCCGGCGGTAGACGACGGTCTTGTCCGCGCCGAATCTGGCAACGTCACAAGCCAGCGTGGCCTCGCCCTCCGGTTCAAGCTGCCGCTCGACCGCGTCCATCAGGAGAGACCGCGGGACGATGGCGTCCTCCAGGTTGTCAGGGAACCTTCCCAGGACCGAGGCGATATACAGGGCCGAATCCTCTCCCCATTCCTTGCGCCGTTCCTCGATCTGTTGGGCGGTCACCATTCCAGGAATTACCTCCCGTCCCAATTGGATGTTGGGCGTGTCGGATGCGGCAATCTCGATGGTGTGGTAAAGGTCGGCGCCGCCGTGGAATGCGTCATAGAACTCGCCGGAGCTGGCGAAGGCGTTCCCGGTCAATAACATTCGGGCCGGGTTGAGTCTCTTGACGGCGTCGATGTGGGATTGCTCGATGTTGTGGGCCTCGGTCAGGATGACCAGGAGGTTCGGGCTATGAAAGCCCTGGATGTTGTACTCGTTATCGGTGGCGAAGCCGACCGCGTAGTGGCGGTCATCCAACTCCCACCGGGCCGTACGGTACATCTGACCGCCCAGCGGCGCCCTTGCCGTGAGGTATGCCGACCTGGCTTCCTTCCACACGATATCGCTCACTTGCCTATGGGTCGGGCCAAGGACGACGGTGATGGCGGGATACCGGGTAGCCATCCACCAGAGCATCAACCGCGCCGACTGCCAGTCCTTCCCGGTCCCGTTGGCGCCGACGACCGCGACCCGGTTATGGTCCCGGACGGCCCGCGCCATCTGGAGTTGCTTGTCGTAAACGCTGGTACATCCGAGGACGGCATCCCAGAACCAGGCCGGGTCAGTCCTGGAGTGGTCAACCAGGAATCGCTTCTCGGCCTGGGATAGCGTCATCACTTTTGCTTGCTTGGATTATGGACATACAACCGAGGCCGATTAGCCGGGCCGGTCACATGAACGTTGCGGCCACATTCCGGACATGGAGTTCGGCGGGTCGTGACCTGCCGAGGCGGCCATCCAACGCCGCGCCGGACTTCCGATGTCCGAATCGTAATCTCGCCAGTTACGGGAGAACCGCCAGCGATACACAAGACCCGCACATTCCCGTTTTTGTAAACGCTCTCAATCGTCCGCCCTTTCTTCTTGGCCCACGGCCAGGTCAGTCCCCATATCGACACGCTCTCCCTCCACTATCTGTCCGGCGCCGTCCATCGCTTCCCGGAGGAGGTCCGCGAAGGTGACGCCGCCAACCATGACGTTCTGTTGTTGGAGTTGGATCAAAGGCTTCTCCGGTATCAGACCGCCGATGGTGTCCAGACGCCGGAGAATGTCCAGGACGATCCCCGTGGCCCTCGCGGCCTGGGTGTCATCGGGGCCGGTGGCGTGGCTCCACCACCGGAGGAGGAGCCGTTCATATCGGGACCGCTGGAGGTTATACTCTTGTTGGACGGCTTCCTTGTCGTCCCGGCGTACCTCGGCCAGCCGTCTTTTGACATCGTTCCAGACTTGCGCCCTGGAGACGCCAAGCTGGTCGGCGATGGCTTGCTCAGTCGCCCCGGCCATCTTCATCTGGATAACTTGTTGGCGTCTTTGCTCCGCGATTATCTTGTTGCCGTTTTGTAAAGCCACGACCTACCCACCCACCAACTTCGGCTCTAGTCCCATGCCGGACATCCGCTCCAATGTCACCGCGACATACTTGGGCTCGATCTCCATCCCGTAGCCGTCCCGCCCTGCGTTCTCCACGGCGACCAACGTCGAACCACTCCCAAGGAACGGGTCGTAAACGGTCTGTGCCACATCGGTAATATTGAGAATATCGATCAGCAGTTCCACCGGTTTTTCGGTCGGGTGATTGGGATTGCCGGTGCGTGGGTATTGCAAGACGTTCCCGACGGCCTTGTGGTTGTCAAACTTAATCACGGACCGGCAGGCAAGCATTACGATCTCATGTTGGCTCCGCCATCCGGCGCCCATCCCTGGGGAACCCTTATCCCAAACGATCATCTGCCGGACACCAAAACCAGATGATTCCATGACATCGAAAAGGTTGACCCACATCCGCCAATCGGTGAAAACATAAGCGCCCTGGCATTCCGTTTCGCCGACGGCCCGTTTAATCAACGCCATATATCCCCGCGTGGACAACCTGTCATTGGTGATCTGCGGTTGTATTCGTTTCCCTTCGCTATTCGTTTGTACTGTCCCAATGCTCCCCCCCCCCCGCGCTGCTTCTTGAAAACCTCCCGAGGAATACGGCGGGTCGGTCAAGATAAAATCGGGGACCACTCCATCGTTCAATAGCTTCCGATCTTCCGGGCTTGTGCAATCCCCGCACATCAGCCGATGCCGTCCGACCTCCCAGATCTGGCCCCGTTCCGTCTGCCACTTCTCCTGCAACTCGTCGGCCCGGTCTATCTGTGGGCCTGGGTCGTCCGCCGGCTCGGTCAGGTCCGGCATCACGTCCCGTTCCCCGTTCACCAGGGCTTCCAGCATATCGTTGACCGCTTTGGACTCGAACTGGGTATCGCGTAGTAGGTGGAGGAGTTGGTCCTGGTCGGCGTGGGCCATCATCGCCAGCGGGTCGTAAGTGAGGAGCATCTTGTCCGCTTCTTCCTCGGTTACGTCCACGATCAATACCGGGACGACTTGGTCGCCCATGACCTCTTGGCGCAAATGGCCGTCGATCAGCTCCAGGCCGTCGTCGGTCTCCCTGGCGATGACCGCGTCCGCGAAGCCGATGTCCTCCAGGATTCCCCGGAGGGCGGCTTCCTGGGACGGTGGATGGCGGCGCCAGTTCTTCGGGTTGGCCCGGAGTTCGGACGCCGGGACGCGGCGGAGTTCCTTGACGCGGTCTTTCATCGTCATATCATTCCATACCCGAACGCCTGACCAGGTGACAGGGTGACACCCGGTAAATCAAGCGCCCGGATCATTTCACCCCGTGACGGATGAATGTCCACCCGTAGGTGGCGCTGCCATTCTACCATACCGCATAGTGTGGGCGGTCTTGTATACTGCCAGTGGTAGTAAAACGCCCCTATGGGCTTCTCTGAAGCGTCCAGGGCCATATCTGAGGGAAGGTTAGGGCGGGTCGATGGTATGCGCCCTCCCTATCTTGAAGACCCTCTTTGCCTTCGCCCGGACGCAGTCCTGGCATTGGCGGTAGGGGCTCCGGTCCAGCGTCCTGATAACCGCCCACCGCTGGAGGTGACAGTCGGGGCATTCGGTCCAGCGGTACTTTCGGCCACCGACCATCCCCAGGTCTAAAGCTCGGCAGATGTCGCCGATGTCAGGCATCCTCACCTCTCAATATCCGCTCGATGTCATCCAGGTCGCTAGGACGCCAGACCGCGACCATATGCGTATGCCCCGGCTTGTCCTTGGACCGGGCGTTGTTTAGAGCGTCCAGCCACTTCTGTTGATGGGGCTTGATCTTCCCCTTCTCGGCCTTCAACTCTGCGAAGATCAGCCGGCCCCGCTTTGGATGTACCAGAACCAGGTCTGGAAAGCCCGGACCGATGCGCCGGGAATGTTTCCATCTCCCGGTCGTCGGGTCTTGGAATCCCATGTCCACCTGGTGATACACAAGCCAGCCGTAAGTCTCGGCCCAACCGATAACCGTGGACTGGAGTTGCTTCTCGGTGATGAGTTCTTGAGCTGTCACGCCAGGATCAGGTCCGCCGGTATCCGGGCGATCTCGGACTCGTCCAGGGCCAGAGCTTTCGCCAACGCCGTCCGTATCTTGTCCCGGAGCGGTTCGGTGACCGGGCCGTCCAGCGGGAGAGGGCCGACCAACTCGACCAGATGACAATGCCACCGCTGACCCGTCCGCCGGGTGCCGTGGATGCGCCAGGTGAATCCGTCCACTTCCACCGAGACGCGGGTCGGATGTTTGTCGTGGGCGGACATCAGCGGCAGACCTCGTCGGGTCGGGCCAGCCGGACATCGCCGCCTCCGTTCTCCAGGAGGTAGTCGCCGCTTGCGAATACCCGGATGACCCTTGTCCTCGGTCCGTGCCAACATGCGATGGACTCCCGTAGGGCCAGGGCCGGGATGCCTCCCTTGGCAGACTTGACCGGCTCTACGCAACCACACCGACCGGCGATGCGGATATGGTCTCCGATGTTGTATGTCGTCATTTTTTCCATCTCCTCAGAATCCCGGCATCCGGGGACGGTCTTCCAACTCGGCCTCGATGTCCGCCGGCGCCGCTTCCCAATACCCGCAAGGGCAGACCAGGAACGGGACCGGCGTATCGTGCGGGTCCGGGCGTAGCAACTCCACGACCATATCGTCGCCGCATTTTGGACAGGTCCGGCGGATCGTAATCATGCTCGATAGTCCTCCGCGGTGTTGACCACGACCGACACCTCCGGGAGTTCCGGGTTGCCGGCGTATAACCGGGACGCCAGCCGGTCTCCCATCCGGTCGGACATCGCCGCCTTGTTGAGATTGGTCGCCAAGACCATCCACCCGCCGGAATGTAATCTCTCCTCGACCAGCGCGGTCAGTTGCTCCCGCACCCAGGCGGTCGCCGCTTCCATCCCGATGTCGTCCAGGAGGACGGTGTCCCGGCGTTGATACCAGGCCGTCAGGTCGTGGACATCCTCGCCGGAGTCGGACTCGTAGGTGTGCCGGAGCCGGTTGAGGAATGTCGAGGCCAGGTCATAACGGACCGTCCGCCCGGAGGCCAGGGCTTGGCGTCCGATGGCTTCCAGTAAGTGGGATTTGCCCGTCCCGGTCTGACCCACCAGGACCAACATCCTCGGCCCCTGCCGGTCGGCGAACTTTCGGGCCGCGCCCAGCATATCGTCGGTGCCCGGACGGGCCCGGAAGTTTTCAAACGTCCTCGGAATACCGCCGGACGGGAGCGCGGCCTGGGCGTGTCGGAGTTCTTCGTCCCGGCGTTGTTGCTCCTCCCGGCCCCGGCATTTGCATCGGGCCTGCTGGAATATCCTCTTCGTCGGGTCACGGTCGAGGAGGATGCGCCGGAGGTCGGGATGGGTTATGTCGAAATATCCACAGACCGGGCATTGGGAGTCGTTGGGGAGCGGTTCGCCGGCAGACCGGAGCCGCTGGAATACATCCCCCAGCGGTGTCATCCCGCCGCCCTTGACCGCTTTAGGATAGGCGTGGAAGTCGTTGTCTCCCGGTTGGAGGACATCGGGCGGTGTCGTCATGTCTACCCTCTCGCCTTCCGGGCGTCTTGCTCGGCCTTCATCGCCACGAAGTCCTGAGAGTTGACCGAGAATACCTTGGGCGGCGGACGGTTGGTGGGTTTTCGGGTCTTGTTGATCTGGACCGGGAGAGTCCTGACCAGGGCGGCGACCGGATCACTCCAGCCGTTAGACGCCCTCCCGCCGTCCCGGTAATAGTCCGCGAAGGCCCGGACGATCTCGGCCTCGTTGACGCCAGCCTCCTCGCATCCCTCCCGGACGGAGATGATGGCGGTCTTGTGGGCGGTCGCCTTGAATCCCTTCAACGCCGTCAACGGTTGGAACCATTCCGGATAATCAAAAGTTGTGGTGGCGCCGTCCTCTGATGGTTCCTTGATGTTTAGTTGATGGTTACTGATGGTTGGGGGGACATAGCTATGTCCGCCTTTTTGGACACCCATGTCCGCCTTTTCGGACAGGATGTCCCCCTTTTGTGTCGTAGATGTCCGCCTTTTGTTTGCCATAAAGGCGGACTTTTTGTCCCCCTTTTCCGGGTTTAGGCGGTATTCGGTGGCGAGTCCTCGGCCCCCTTCTTCATGGGCGACCCTGGTGATGATGCCGGTTGATTCCAGGGTCCGGAGGACTCGGCGGACCTGGCGGTCGGAGTACCCGGTCTTCCAGGCGAGGTATGCGTTGCTTGGGTAGCAGTTCTGGCCGTCGTCGTCGGCGTGGTCGGCCATCGCCAGAAGAACGATCATCTCGCTATGGTCGATCTCCAGTTCCCAGACCTGGGACATTATCTTGACGCTCATCCCGTCGTCCTCCTCCCCTCCACCGGTTATTGCTGGCCTACGTCAGAAAGGCCACGCCCTTATCGATGACCTCTCCAGGGTTGTAATTCTGAGGCGCCAATACGTCCCGTTGGATGTAGCCCATATCAAAGGCGTCATGGACGTTCATGGAGTCCGGTTCATCCTGGCCCGGATATTCTCGGAGCCGGGAGAGTAGATTGGTCTTCTCGTATATCCTGAGGCCGGCCTTTCGGGCCTGTCCCTCCAGGTGTTCGATCCACTCCCGCGGAGGCCGGAACTCCGGCGTCTGGGTTGACGCACTCGCCCCGCCGACAACTATCCAATCGAACAGATCGAGGCGGTCGAATGTCAGCCGTTCCAGCATCGGTTCGCACGACAACCACTTGACCCTGGCCTTGGTATTAGCGAAACATTCCTCGGCGTGGGGGATCCTGGCCTGGGCGTCTATGGTTGTGCCGATCCAGGCGTTATCGGGGAAATCGAAGTCGGGGAGCCGCGAGGGGAACTTGGTCAGGAAAAGGAAGTTCCATTGCGGGTTATGCCGGACGCTGTCCAGCACCGCCTCGATCCATTCCGCCGGAACCCACTTCCCGAAAAGGTCGGCCATCGAACAGGTGAAGACGTTCTTCCCTCCGATATTGTTTCCCTGCGGGACCTTGGTGTGCATCGGCGCATCCAGCCGGGAGGGGAGAAACGTCGGGGCAAACTTCCACGCATAGAACCGCTCCGCGATGTCCCGTGCATAGCAATAGGAGCAATTGTGGAGGCACCCGGTGACCGGGTTCCAGGACCAGAGCGCCCACTCTATCGAGTCGTTGTCCTGGCGGTTGAAGGTTGCGGCATCGCTACGGCGCCCCAGCATCGCTTGCCGGGTGGCCTCGTCCATCGCCTTCCATTCCTCAACGGACGCTTGAGCCGGGAGCTTCCGGTCGGTGGCCGGTTGGACGTATAGGCTCAGAGCCTCATCGCCGATGGACCTTCCAGGTGATGCGCCGTTGCTTGGAAGGGATGCCGGCATCTCTTGCGCCGTCTCGTCTTTGATTTCGGGCGGTTGTTCCCGGATCGCCGCCATCATCGCGGCCACTGACTTGTTATTCTCAGCGGCCCACTGGAGCCAGCCTTGACGCTTGACCGGGTCTTGGACGGTCATCACGAACTGGTGATGCTTAAAACTTAAATCTTCACGCCGGCGTGCAGATGGAAAAGCTCGGACAACTATCCGGCAATTCCGGAGGGTCCCATATTCCTTGCCGACCTTCTCGGCGTAGTCCTTCAATGACTCGCCGCCGACTTCCTCCGCCAGCTCTCCCCAGTCCCATTGACATCGGTCCTCGACGCGGCCAAGTTCCATCCCCGCCATCACCAGGTCTTCCCAAGTTCGTTGAGTCATTCGGTCCCCTCCCTCTCTCCCGCTGTCCAGTTCAATCGCCGAAAGACCCGCTGGCCCTCCTCGGTGTCGATGCGATAGAATCCTTCTTTCTTCCATTCGGGGAACTTTTTCCAGTTGGTCCCCAGCATGAAAGTCCATTGATGCTTGCCTATCGGTTCGCGGATAAGCCATTGCTTCTTCCCGACGATGTCCATCAGTTGTTGGAGGTCGGGTCGCCCATCATCAAACGCGTTACGGACCCGCTTTACGGAGGTAGCCTGGACGTATAACAGGACATCCACTTGCCGGGGGAGTTTCCGGAATTGAGGCAATAGCTCCAGGTGGTCAGGCACCCCGTTGGGGTCGTGGAATACTACGCCCCGGCCATCACGGACCATGCTCCGGATGATGCCGGTTATCTCTTGTCTGTTATCGCCGTGGATCATCTGGATTCGGTTCCGATTCGCATCCCCGGAATCCTGATAGGTCTGGAGTGTTTGGTCCAGTTCCTCCAGGTTCGCTCTGTTTTGTTCCACGCACAC